TAGATAATGTTGTCAGTGCAACACTCTATAGCGGAAAAGTATATTAAACGTATATGCTATGCCACGCTTCAGTACTTTGTTATGTTGGTTCAGCAATGTAACATCACTGAAAGTTACTGTTGTGTGTAATATTAACGGGAGCCTACCCAACCATGTAGTGATACTGTATCAAAGAACTGAAAAAATACAGGAAGGCTATCACTACATGGTTTAATTTGATTATTAATCAATAAAATCATATATTATGTTAGTAGTAATAAGATGTTTTAATCGTATGCCTCCATTAGTAGTAGAAACATTTGAAGGACATGATGAACAAACACAGAAGGATGCTAAAGAGTTAGCAGCTATCCTAAGTAGGAAGAATAAGTGTGAGTATAAAGTACTTGTTGATCTTTCTTGTGTTGCTGTTATACACGATTCAAAGGAGTAGGCTATAGCCTATTTTCCTTTCTTACAATGCACCAAGTCAAATTTCCTTTTTAGCATATTGTGAGGAGTATAGGATACTGCTGTATTTCATGTGTATGTAGTTGATAAAAAAGAGAGTTTAAGTTTGAAATACTTTTTACGTATACATATAATATATAGCGTATCCTTATTCTTTACACAAATAATCAAACAATTAAATAATCAAACAATTAAGGAGGACAAACAAATGAAATGTATTATTATTGGACACGAGTTTGCAGAAGCAAACACAGGCAACTTGTATTGCAAACTAGAAGTAAGACCTGCAAACGATGAGTGGGCTGCATCTTTCAACTATGTAATGTTTATTACAGAAGCAATGAAAGAAGCCTTAGAAGCCAGATTTCCTAAAGAGATATATCTACAGGAAATACGTATGCAGACACCTGAGCCATTTAACAGAGTATGGGCTACAGATGGTAATAACCATATGCAAGGTGAGATAGTTTGCAACGCTAAAGGTGATCCTATCGTATTTAATGACATCAAAGTCGTAATACGTACATTACCTGATGGTACACCTGCTAGAGGTGAAGATGCTGAAAAGCTACTAGAATCTAGCTGGCGTAGGGGTATTGAGAATGGTACTATCTTACCAATTGGTGAAGGTACAGATGTACCAGATAACAATATTGGACAAACTGTAGGAGGAGCTGATGCATTTGCGGGAGCACAATCAGCTGGAGATCCAGAGGGCCTAGAGACATCTCAACCAGATCCACTACCTACAGGTAACGTTGTAGTGCCGGGTAACCGACCACAACGACCGGGGGCACAAGCAGGAATTAGAGTGCCTAGAGTATAACAGGGATTTGCTGGGTAACCGGCAAACCTGTTTTAATCGCCCTTAGGTGGAAAATACTAAGGCTCGCCACCCCTAAAAAGGTGGCTTATTTTAACAAAACTCCCGAACATCTGCATATGATGTTTTGGGTTAATTAATATTATTAACTTTTAAAAACATTCATCATGGAAGGAAAAGATGAAAACAAGCCAAAGATTGTGTATTTTATTTTAGCTGTGTTTATTCATGCTAATGTGTTTCTACCATTCCTATCTGAAAAGACAGGAGTACATGGGGCATTCATATTGTGTGATATAATACTTGCTATTATAGTATATAATCTAATGGCTCGGAATTAGGGAGTTAGGGGTGGGTGAAAGCTCACCCCTTTTTATTAGTATCAAACAAAAAATCAATATAATGAAAGTTATATTCAATTTCAAAAAGTCTACCTGTAGGCTTAACTGGGTGAAAATACTGAAAGTAGTCTTTGGGTTTAATTTAAAAGAAGCTAAAGCTATTGTAGACTCTGGAAGTTATGTACATATAGTAGATAACTTAAATAATCCTATAGATGCACAACAATATTTCGTTGATCTTCTTATTAGGATAGATTCTGCATGTATATCTACCTTAGACGCAGATCAAAGAAAGGTTGAACTTAGAGACGTAATATCTCTTTCTATATTTGACAAGGAAGAGAATATGCCTAGCAATACTCCAGTATTACAAGAAATTAATGTACAAGATCTGGATATTGTAAAGGTGGGCTCAGTATATATCCTTACTCAGGAAAGATATGAGAAGCTACTAAAAGCTGAACAAACATGGTTGATGATAAAAGCAGCACTGTGTAATGAATAAAAAAAGAAAATATCACAAATCAAATTGTGATGCCACAGTTAGAGCAATAGTAGAAGATGCACTAGGACGTAAAGTTATCCTAGTTGGAAAGCACGCTTTCGAGTGGTCTATTATTCTCGAAAAAGAAGGAAAATTAGTAATAACTACCTTTCCTAATAGAGAACAAGCAGTAGATACATTTAACAAAAAGTACAGGAATAAATGATATGTGTACGTATCCAGTGTATGAAGTGATACACAACTTTCTTATCTAATTTAATATTCTTTTGGCATAATTTCCTCAGCTAATTGCTGCGAGTAAAAGTAATTAGTTCGCTACTATCTCATACTAATAGTGAGGAAAAGTATGTGGTAATTCTGTGTAGTTTAAGTGTCTAACACATGGTAGAATCCCCTGCTAAGGGCGAATGTAGGTTCGAATCCTGCCACAGAATCATGCAAAGATCCATTGATGGTTTTATAGAGAGTTTAAGATTCTCCATTTTAATTTAATACAGCTGCTGTATACCTATTGTGAAATACGTATACAGTTTCCCTAGAGTAAAAGCAACCTCATCGTAGCTAACTACAATACTTCATGCGCGTTTGGTTAATACACAAAGTTAGCGGGTTCTAGGGTCTAGTAGGTTTAAATTGCCGAGCTGAACGAATGCCAACGGCTACCGAAGCTAATAGCTTTTAAAAACAGTAAATATTAACAATAAAAATATCAAATTTATGAAAGAAGAAGTCAAAAAAGCACAAGAAGCAGTATGGTATAATACTGACTGCAAGTTATTAACTAAAGAAGAGTACGAAGAGCTATGCAGATACAAAGCGTTATACTTAGACTTGAAAGGTTCCTTAGAAGGAATCGTAAGAAATTTCAAGCAAAGCGCATAATACTCGAACTTCTAGAAGGAATTGGTTGGGCTATATGGTTATTGATATTACTCATATTATCATGTGGGGATACATTAATCTATCTCTTATATTTAGCGATATCTGTACCAATATTCATTCAAAAAATAAAGTATGACTGTAGAAGCAATGATCGTAACTTGTGTAATAGTATGCATAATACTGTTACTACGGAAAAGGAGGAAAGAGAAGATAAGGGCACAGATACTAAATGATCTATACATTATTGATAGAGATTGTCGTATTATCAAAGGCAATATCATTAATAGTGATTTTATTGGTATTCTAACTAATCTAGCATTTTTAAGAGATTCACTAAAGAAGGAATCATTAAATGATGTGATACCTAAAAGTTTGTTAATGGATATACAAGTTCTATTAAATACGAACGAAGAGGAGATTAGTTTAGAAGATTTTAGGACAAATGTAGTCAGAATGATTAACGTTGTTCTAATAAGGTTACAAGGTATCTATAAACTTATAATCTACTCTTAATATGGATAGAAGTCTTCCTCATTTCTTACAAAGAATCGGATACCATCCATACGAAATAAGTCCAAAGGATAGGATGTTTTTTTCATTAAAAGATCCTGAATTTGTGTCAGCGTATGGACCAGTATTTGTCGAATGGTTCCCAAAGTATCTAGGACCATCTGTTCCTATATTAGAGGTTAACAGAAGTCGTAATATTATATGGGGATTACACGAAGCGGATCACCATCCGTGCCTAATTTACCCTAGACCAAATATCTTGATAGAAGGTGTATCAGAAGAATACAAAATTACAAATAAATATTCTGATACAATGATGGATAGAATAGCTGCAAAATATTCTCCTGAAGAGATATTTAGAGCGATTAGGAGTAATTTAATATTAATACTGTAAATTTAAATTTTAAGTTTTTAAATTTATTTTACTCTATTAGTAAGAAAGTAGTTCAATTTCTATGGGTTACATAGGGAAAAGGTAGAATAGTTTACAAACGAATAATACATGTTTTTATTTAATAAGCTTGCCTATAAAATAATATGGAACTCTATTAGATAGGTCTTTTGATTTCTATCTGGGCAGCTCTTGAAACTTAAATAAAAAATGTAGAGTAGATGTAAAAAGATATTAAGTTCGAATCTTAATCTTTCTTATTTTTTAACTAAAAACAACATTACAATGATCAGATTAATTATCAAAAAAGGTAACACATGGTTAAGTGTATTCACTCTAGCACAGATCTTTACGAAACATCTGAAGCTAACTCGTTATGATGCTTTAAAGCTTGCATATACGACATTACGTCAGGACGTCGTTGTCCAGAGTAGTACAAACGCAGGTCTATACTACTTTCATGTAGATTTACATCGAAAGAAGTTTAATGCTGAAATCTATGGCGTTCATGATTTAGCAGCACAATTAGACCTATTGAAATACGCTCCTTTTCAGTGTGGAATGCACACAAAAGGAGGAAAAGTATTATGGAAAAGTAACCCAAAAGATGACATCTATAAGGAAATAAGAACATAGTTGAATGTGTACTTTTCAAAGAACAACTACCTAAATACCGCTGTGAAGCTCTATTTAGTAAAAGACCTATGAAAAGTGAGTTGTAAATTCAGCGTATACTAAGTAGTAGGTCTTTTTAAAAGCTTATTCTTAATATAAATATATGGAAAACTATGGTTACTATTCTAAGAAAATTAATGAAGATTGTTTCGTAGTACACTATTTTAGTGAACGAATTGAATCTATCATTTATCAAACAAACTCCTTACTAGGAGCTTTGTGCTAATTAACATTATTAACAATTAAACATTCAATCAAATGAGTGAGAAAGGAGATGGCACCGTAGGCGGTGTCTGGAAGGGAGTAGTATTAGTGCTGCTCACAATTGTTACACTATTACTTTTATGTATTGTGTATCAAGGGCTAAAAGGAGAGAATCCTCTTACGAAAGTAAAGGAATCTGTTGGTTTTAGCACAGAAACTGAGGTAGCAATACCTACAGTTCAAGAGAGACTAAACAAGTTCAGTGCTGAAGTAGAAGATACTAGAGCATATGATACTTATCTCTCATTGCCTATAGTAATAGTAGAAGGTATCCTAAATAAATTAGGACCTGATGCAGACTATAGAGCAATAGTTAACGAGTATTATACCAATAGATCCTATTGGATTAGTACTCAGGTGTCTAATCAAATTAAACCTGTATTAACTGGTCCTGATGCAAAGAATGTTGAAAGGGTTGAAGTGAAAACAGTTTTAAAAGAAGAAGCACCATCAGGGAATGAAGTCTCTCTTACTCCAGCTGATTCAGTAAAGTAAAATTCTTTTTGGTTCAGGAGTATACTTTTTATATGCATTGCCTGTGAAGGTAGTGCATATTTTTCTATCAGATCATCAGAAGATGACAAGCATGTGGGGCGTAAGTAATTATATAGACATTTATATTTATTAAATACGACATATAAATATATTTGGACATTCGTATTTATATAATTATGATCGTGCGGACGTTAAAATCATGCCGTTAATAAGAATTGTACTGGCAATACAATTCTGCTATAACGTAAAATATGTTAGATAGCCGATTATAAGAAGTTTTACGTAAGAGTTTTTTAATATTTATTTTGCAGACGTGAAACTTCACAATGGCACTTGTTATTAGTTGCTCATAGTACAATATGAGTTGTTGTTAATCAACAATCGTTCAATCAAAATCTTCTCCGTAGTTGTACATGCGGGGACGTCGTCAAATTGTTTAACTAAAAATTATCAAAATGGACAGTAAGATTAATGGAGTAGCAGTTGTAATATTGCCTCCGGGACTTTCTAAAGAGGAAGTTCAAGTGCTATTTTCTAGCATTTTAGGTAAGTTAGAAGCTATTCATCCTGAGTACAAACAAAATGGAGGGTTTCTAACTATCTTAGAACCTAACGACCTGTTTAGAGTCGTAAATCCTGTTAATGCTGAAATAGCAACATTAGCAGACAATTTGATTGTTGAATTTGGTGAACCTACAGATCCTGTACAGTTTGCAACAAAGTTCGTATGTGCTTACTATGGTCCTAAGAACTTAGTAAACCACGATGTTGTTACAACAATTGCATCGATCAAAGAAGGTTCTCCAGAATGGGCTTACTTCGAAAGAAGAAGGCTAAAGTTCCTTATTTTTCAATGTCGCAACATTTTGCAGAATACTTTATGAGCAAGACAAAGAAAGATTCTAAGGATTCAAAGGCTATGCGGAAATACACTCCGCATAAGCCTAAGATGACTCCTTATAAAAGAGAGTCTAAAGCACAGAGATTTCGTGAGGATAGCTAGTTACCGCCAGTTACTAGTCCTCGAGTCTATAATTCTTAAATGTTAAGATATGGTGGTCATTCCCCTAAAGCATGTTAAACCTAACGCCCTAAGCCCATAAACGGTATGTGAAGATGCATACTACGGGATTGTGTACTTGTACAAATGATAATCTCACAGGAGATTATTAATTATAAGAAGGAGAAGAGGTTCCCTCTGAATAAGAAATAGGAATAAGAGGGCATGCTTATTATTTGAAATTAACACAATTAAGATATGGAAAAAACAAAAGTAAAACAAGTAATTAGAGAAGCATTAGCTAGAGAACCAGCTATAGAATGGTATCTTAAAAGCAAAAAAATCTATGGTCACTACGTGACTCTATTAGCACTTGTTATGCATCATCATAGCAACGTTTTATGTTGGAATGAGCATACGCTTATCGAGATGGTTAGGAGAACAGTATCAGGGAAAAATCCTTTATACATTCCAATTACCTTTAGAACTCTACACCGTAGAAAAATTATCTCTAATCATAGCTTGAAAAGAGATACAATTCTAGAACTTTATCAAAATTAATTATTAACATCAAAAAACAAAGAAAATGGAATCTAAAGACATTATCGCAGAGATTACCGAAGGTAGAAAAGTAAGCGAAGACATCATCAAAGCTGCAAACGAGGACATTCTGAAAGGCCGAGAGGAGAATCTCAAGAAAGAGATGATTCAAACTCTGCAAAACTCTGAGTACAAGATCGGGTACTCGAAGTTGAGACTAAAGAGAGCTCGTGCATTTGAGGACGTAGAGAAAGAACGTCTGACAAAAGTAGGCGAGAACATGAATCGTTTGAAAGCCGGTGGTATCACTCCAGAAGATTGGAAGAAAGAGGATGAGAAGATTGAGAAAGAAGCATCTGATAAACTGCTTGAAAAGAAAGCAGAGTTCAGTGGCTACTTGAAGCAATTGAATCATATCTACAGCGATTGTAGCTGGAGTGTTTTGAGAGATAGCTTCGACCGCTATTAATCAACAATTCCGCTCTGAAGAGCTATAAGCCGAAAAGAGTAGTGGGGTATGAATGTAGTAGTATTTCACAACGCAAGAGATATACTTGCATTGCTTAAGATCCATCGAGACAAAAGCAGGAAGGCGAAATTAGCATCAAGACTAAAGAGTACGAGATCCGTTGAGACAGCTAGTCCTACGTACTCATCTTCAGTTATTCGGGTTTAGTTAGTAGAGAGCTATAAGCCAATAATAGTTTAGTACAATAGTAAATGCCGATCATATAAGTCTCATCGTAGCGTTGGAGTTCATTTCAGTATTAAATGATTTATTACTACTAAAGGAACCAAAATTAGGGTGTAAGGAGAGAGATCTCCTTACATTCACTAAATATTCACGATATAAGAACTGTGTCGTGTCTTATTAGGTTTATTGGAAACTATTAGGACGAGGGTTCGACTCCCTCCAGCTCCACGAGTTTCTGTATATCTTTCCTCACTATACCATTGCGTTTGAGTTAAAAAA